TGGTCCTGGAGACAGCTTTATATTAACACGACATTCTGGTTCATTTCAAGGTAACCACCCTGGAATAGGTGGTGGTGCAGTATATAGAAATATAACTGGAATAAAAGCTACAGCACAAGGTGGTCATACTACATATCAATTACGAGCTTATGGTGCACCAACAGGGTCTACTAGTTAGGAGAATAAAATATGGCAAATATAACAATATACAGTGGTTCGGCAACTACAATAAATGGAAATACTCCTTTTGCATTATATGATTCTGATTTAACATTTCAGAATGATGGACCTAAGGTTGCAGATTGGTGCGCTAGAAGATTAGGATATCCTATTACAGATATAGAATTACAAGACGTTCAATTTTTTGCATGTTTTGAAGAAGCAATTACAGAATATGGTGCTCAAGTAAATAGATTTAATATTAGAGAAAATCTATTAAGTGCACAAGGTAATTCAACATCAACAAACTTTACTCAAAAGTTAATAACTCCTAATTTAGGAAGGCTTATAGGCCTATCAAAACAATATGGTAGTGAAGTAGGAAGTGGAGGTTTAGTAGATTGGAAAATGGGACATATAACAGCTTCTGCAAATGTACAAGATTATGACTTAACAGACCAGGATATATTTAGTCAATCAACTGCAGGAACTGACATAGAAATAAAAAGAATATTTCACCAAAAAACACCAGCTGCTGATAGACACTTTGACCCTCAATTTGGTTCTAACTATGCAATGAATTCATTTGGTTGGGGAGGTGTTATGTCAGGTGTAAGTTATATGCTACATCCTATTTATGATGATTTATTAAAAATACAGCAAGTTGAATTTGATGACACTGTAAGAAAATCTGCGTATACTTTTGAATTGATAAACAATAAATTAAAACTATTTCCAAGACCTCAAAGTACTTTTGCATTATGGTTCCAGTATATAGAAACTTCAGATAGAGACACTCTTTTAACTGCAGACGCTATTTCAGATTATTCAAACTTTGGTTATGATAATATGGTATATTCAAATATAAATGACCCAGGTTTACAGTGGATAAAAAAATATACATTATCATTGGTTAAACAAGTACTTGGCTCTGTAAGAAGTAAATATAGTACAATACCTATTCCAGGTTCAGAAACAAATCTTGATGGAGAAACACTTAGAAGTGAAGGGGCTGCAGAAGCTGAAGCTTTAATTGCATCATTGAGAGAAGATTTAGAAGCAGCATCAAGACGTAATCTAATGGAAAAGGAAAACGAGATAACAGATTTTCAACAAGGAATGTTAAACAAAGCACCGCTTAATATATACATAGGGTAATTATGGCACTATTCGGAGGAAGTAGAGATATAAGTCTTTTTAGACATATAAACAGAGAATTGATAAATGAGATTATTGATACTCGATGTGATATATTTAAGAATTCAATTTTCGATAGTAAAGAAAATCTTTATGGAGAAGCATTAAGAAAAGTTTTTAAGCCCGGAGTTAAAGTTGCAGGTCTTATAGAAAAAGGTAGTAAAGAATATACTTCAGACTCACAAGGTATGGATTATAATAGAGAAGTTAAATTTTCATTTTTACGAGATGACCTTGCAGCATTAGAATTAGGTGATATAAATAATACTACTGACCCAAATGAAAACGCACAAGAAGCAAATGTATATTTAGAGGTAGGAGATATAATTTATTGGGATAATATGTATTGTGAAATAGATACAGTATCAACTGGACAATATCTTTTTGGTAAAAATCCAGCTACTGATTCAAATGGTGGAACTCACGGAGCAAGTTGGTCAGTAATAGTTGAAACACATGAAACGAGAAGAAGTAAAATAAATACACTTGAAAATGTAAGAGCAGGATATGACGAATACGTTAAAGGTAATAAAATAGACGAACAGAGAGGTGGATTATATGGCTGATAACAATATAATAAAACAGATAAATCGAGGAAATCAAATACGTAGAGACGATAGCGTAAAAGATTTGTATGTAAATTTATATGATATCGATTCTGTTATAAAATATTATTTTGACAATGTAATTCAGCCAACGGTAATGGAAGGAGATGAGCAAGTAATTGTACCTGTAATGTATGGTTCTCCAGAAAGATGGAAGTCTGTACAAAAATCAGGTGTATATAGAGATAAAAAAGGAAAAATTCAGTTTCCTTTGGTAATATATAAAAGAACTAGTGTAGAAAAGAATAAATCATTAGGTAGTAAAGTAGATACAACAAATCCACTTTTTGCATCATTTAGAAAAAATTATACTGAAAAGAACAAGTATGATAATTTTAATGTATTAAATAATAGACAGCCTGTTAAGCAATTACATAATGTTGTAATACCTGATTATGTAAAACTATCATATAGTTGTATTATATTTACTGAATATTTAGAACAGCTTAATAAAATAGTAGAAGATATAAATTATGCAGCTGGTCAATATTGGGGACAAGATGAAAAATTTAAGTTTTTGTCGACAATAGATAGCTTTGATATCGAATCTGCTGCAGAGCAAGGCCAGGATAGATTATCAAAGGCTAACTTTACACTTAATATGCATGGATTTATAATACCTGATAATATACAAAAAGCAATGAGTAATTATAATCCAAAAGATTTTGGTAAAGTAAAAATAGAAATAGCAGCAGAAACAGTAAAAACATTTGATGATTTGAATTCGAATTCTGAAAAGGAAGAAAAAGAATTCAGAGATGCAAAGAAAGATTATATAGATAAAAACAGAAAATAGTTATAAACAATTAGTTATAAGGAGAAAACAATGGCAGAACCAAAAAAATTCACAGAAGAAGAAATGAAAAAAGTGAATGAAATTAAAACAAAGTATCAAGAAATAACAGTATCTCTAGGTCAAGTAGAACTAGACAGATTATTATTAGAAGAACAAAGAACAGAATTAAATAGACAATATAAAGAACAAAGAGAAATCGAAGCCAAATACGCTAAGGAATTATCAGCTAAATATGGAGTAGGTACATTGGACATAGAAACAGGTAATTTTATTCCACAGGAATAATTTTTGAGATTGATTCTTTATATTTATTATATGAATATTAAGGTGACCAGATGACAGAACGTTATCGCAAATTTATATATTAAGGAGAAAAACAAATGGCTGAAAAAATAATTAGCCCTGGTGTATTTACGAAAGAAAACGACCTGTCTTTTGTACAACAAGGAATAGGGGCAATTGGAGCTGCAGTAATTGGACCAACAGTTAAAGGACCTGCAAACGTTCCAACAACAGTATTTTCATACTCAGATTTTGCAACAATCTTTGGTGAATCTTTCAAATCAGGTTCAGGAACAAAAGCAGATTTTTATCAATATTATACATCTATCGCAGCAAAAGATTATCTTAAGCACGGTGGACCTCTTACAGTAGTAAGAATATTAGATACAGGATATTCTAATGCTACAGCTAGTTGGCATGCTCCAACAGCATCGCAAGCTGAAACAAGAGCTACAGCAAATTCATCTGCATTTACAGGTGGTATTAGCGATGGTGACCAAATATATTATACAGGTTCAGACGGTACGATATTTACATTTATTTGTGCAGATGCACCGATACCTGCTAACGTACCATCAGCAAATGTTTATTACTTTAATTCTGGTTCAAATAACCCAGCTGGTGCCGGCGGTACATTATCAGTATTACACATGTTGGCAGCTACAATGTCATTACAAACAGGAGATACTATAGTATCATCATCACTTGGTGGACTTACACTTAATGTTACAGCTTCTGTTGGCGATGGTAGTTCTGGTAATAATATTCACATGAACTTTATTGGTACATTTAATGGTACAGTACCAACATTTACAAGTCCTACAAATGGTGTAGACGCAGTAACAGGTATAGATTTAGCAGTTGGTGGTATTCCAACATCTGCATCATATCACGGAACAGGAACTCATATTGGAGGTATTGCTCATAACTTAACAGCATCATTTAATCTAAAAACAATTGGTGATGGTTTAATTATGAACAGCACACCAACAACAGATGGTGGTGTTACAGCTCACGAAGGACCAAATGGAATTTTAACAACAGGTTCTGTACAATATGGAACAAAAGATAATTTAAGATGGGAAGTTGTAAATGTTAATGAATCAAAAGGTACATTTACAGTAGTAATTAGAAGAGGTGATGACACTAACAAACGTAAAGTTGTTCTTGAAACATGGAACGGATGTATGTTGGACCCTAAATCAAATGCTTATATTGGTAAAATGATTGGAACAGCTTACAATACAGTTGGTAATGCTGGTCAAACAGATATCTATATACAACCTCAAGGAAACTATCCTAACAAATCAAAATTTGTTTATGTTGATGAAGCTTCTATATTAAAAACTCCAATGTACCTAGATGAAAATGGTAATAAAACAGATGCATCTTATACTGCATCATTACCTCAAGTATCTTCTGGTTCATTTGGTGGAGGTGCTGACGGAACAGTGGCACATCCAAGAGCAATGTATGAAACTATTTCTACTACAAACGTACAAGGAATTACATTCAACGGTGTAACAGGACTTAATCAAAAATATACAGATGCAATTCAACTATTAGCTAATCAAGATGAATATGACATCAACTTATTATTCTTACCAGGTATTAACGACCAGCAACACAATGGTACAGTAACGAAGATAATAGAGATGTGCGAAGAACGTGGTGATTTAATGGCAATCATTGACCCAGTAGCTTACGGACAAACTATAGCTGCAGCAACAGGTGAGGCAGCAGATAGAGATTCTTCTTACGCAGCATACTATTGGCCATGGGTACAAATTGCTGACCCAGTAACAGGAAGATATATATGGGCACCGCAATCTGTTGTAATGCCAGGTATCTATGCTTTCAACGACAAGGTATCAGCAGAATGGTTTGCTCCTGCAGGTCTTAATAGAGGTGGTCAAGAAACAGTAGTACAAGCAGAAAGAAAACTAACACATTCAAACAGAGATGAATTATATGATGCATCAGTTAATCCAGTTGCAACATTCCCTGGTGAAGGTGTTTGTGTTTGGGGACAGAAAACTCTTCAAAAGAAAGCTTCAGCATTAGATAGAGTAAATGTAAGAAGACTACTAATTAACCTTAAGAAATTCATAGCTTCAGTATCTAAATACTTAATCTTTGAAAATAATACATCAGCAACTAGAAACCGATTTTTATCACAAGTTAACCCTTACATGGAATCCGTTCAACAAAGACAAGGTTTATATGCCTTCAAAGTTGTAATGGATGAATCGAATAACACTCCAGATATTATTGATAGAAATATCATGAAAGGAGATATATTCATTCAACCGGCTAAGGCAGCAGAATTCATTGTTATTGACTTCAATGTAATGCCAACTGGTGCAACGTTTAACGACTAGGTGATATTTATATTAAATAAACAGGAGAAAAACAAATGGCAAATTTAATCGACCCAACGGAAATGATGTTCACCGCCTTTGAACCAAAGGTTAAAAATAGATATGTATTTTATGTGGACGGAATTCCTTCTTACTTAATAAGAAAAGCAGCAAGACCTAAAATTACTAATGGTGATGTAACGCTTAAGCACATCAATAACGAAAGACACCTAAAAGGTAGAAGTACTTGGGAAACTATAGGACTAGAACTATATGACCCAGTTGTACCATCAGGTGCTCAGGCAGTTATGGAATGGGTAAGACTACACCACGAATCAGTAACAGGTAGAAATGGATATGCAGATTTTTATAAAAAAGACTGTACAATCAATATTTTAGGACCTGTAGGTGATAAGGTAGAAGAATGGACACTAAAAGGTGCTTTTATTACAGAAGCAGATTTTGGTGAAATCACATGGGAAAATGATAATGAACCAGCAATCATTAACATGACATTAAGATTTGATTACGCTATTTTACAATACTAAATAATAGTTAAAATAAAATTATAGCCTGATATTTTTCAGGCTATTTTTTTGTTTGTATATATTTATATATACTAGTTATGATAAACAACAATAAAGGAGCAAAAATATGACAAAGGTCACTGACGAATATCCAGGAAAAGAAATATCAACTGACGAACTAAAAGACAAGCTGATTAAAGATACAGAAATAAACCAAGCAAAAGAAGCAAAATTCCCTACAGAAATTATTGACTTACCAAGTAAAGGCTTATTATATCCT